TCAGGCCTCCTCAACGTCGTGATACTCTTCGCACGCCTGCAGCGTGTTCTGGATCAGGGTGGCGACGGTCATCGGGCCAACGCCGCCGGGAACCGGGGTGATGTAGGACGCGCGTTCGGCGGCATCTTCATACACCACGTCGCCGACCACTTTGCCGCTTTCCAGACGGTTGATGCCGACATCGACCACAATCGCCCCTTCTTTAATCCACTCGCCAGGAATAAAGCCCGGTTTGCCCACCGCGACGATCAGCAGGTCGGCGTTTTCGACATGATGGCGCAGGTTTTTTGTAAAGCGGTGGGTGACGGTGGTGGTGCAGCCGGCCAGCAGCAGCTCCATACTCATCGGGCGACCGACGATATTGGAGGCGCCAATGACCACCGCATTGAGGCCGTAGGTGTCGATATTGTAGCGTTCCAGCAAGGTCACGATACCGCGCGGAGTGCACGGACGCAGGCGCGGCGCGCGCTGGCACAGGCGGCCAACGTTGTAAGGATGGAAGCCGTCGACGTCTTTATCCGGCGCGATGCGCTCGAGAACTTTGACGTTATCGATCCCTGCCGGCAGGGGCAGCTGAACCAGAATACCGTCGATGGTCTTATCGGCATTCAGAGTGTCGATAAGCTCCAGCAGCTCGGCTTCGCTGGTGGTTTCCGGGAGATCGTAAGAGCGGGAGACGAAGCCCACTTCTTCACATGCTTTGCGCTTGCTGCCGACATAAATCTGCGAGGCCGGGTTGCTGCCGACCAGCACCACGGCCAGCCCAGGGGCGCGTTTTCCGGCCGCAACGCGAGCCTTCACTTTTCCGCAACCTCAGAGCGTACCTGCTGCGCAATCGTTTACCGTCAATAATTTTTGCTGCCATCAGAGAGAGGATTCCATCTGTATCTTTACGAAAGGGGGATGAGGATATTTTGTCAGAAGCGGGCCTCGCTGTCAGTCCTCGTTTGCTGTTTTATCCTGTCTGAGGCTAATTTAGCCTGTTATGACCATGGTTATTACATGGTTATTGGTGCGTTGCGCCTGGCCACTGAGTCGATTTACGCGCGCATGAGCCCCAGCGGTATGCTTCTTGTACAGTTGGTGGGGGATATTTCGCCAGCGTCGTATAAGCCCGCAGTTTCCTGGCAAAATGGATTGACTCAACCGACGTGGACCGTATAATTCCACGCGTTTCACTCCGCGAAGCACTCGCTTCTCAGGGCGCCCTTAGCTCAGCTGGATAGAGCAACGGCCTTCTAAGCCGTAGGTCACAGGTTCGAATCCTGTAGGGCGTGCCATTAAGAAACAATCACTTACGCCAGTTTTAAACCAGCCTGATTTCCTCCTTGTGTCGTATTTGTGTCGCTAGCGCCAAAAATGGCGTCAATTTTCCGTGCGTGTTCGGTCAGGTGGTTCGGCGCCAGGTGAGCATAACGACGTACCATCTCGATGCTCTCCCATCCTCCCATTTCCTGTAAAACAGAAAGCGGGACGCCGGACTGAATTAGCCAGCTCGCCCAAGTGTGCCGGAGGTCGTGAAAACGGAAATCCTCGATCCCCGCTTTTTTCAACCCGGCGCGCCAGGCGTTATTGTCATCCACACGCATTTTTCTAACCGCGGGCGTCAGTGTCCCATCAGGGCGATGCTTTGCCGTCGTGTGAACAAACACCCACCGGGAGTGCTTCCCTATCTGATCCCTTAATACCCTGCATGCGGTATCATTCAGAGCTACGCCAATCGCCTTGCCCGCTTTTGCGTTCTCCGGATTTACCCATGCAACCTTTCTCTGCATATCGACCTGCTGCCACTCAAGACCGATGATGTTTGAGCGGCGCAGGCCGGTTGCCAGTGCAAATATCACCACTGGCTTAATGCTCTCCGGCATGCACTCGATCAACCGCTCAGCTTCTTCTCTGGTCAGCCACCGTATCCTCTTACTGATCGGCTTGCGGGTTTTGATAACTGGAGCTGTTTTTATCCAGCCCCAGTCATTCGCCGCGGCCCTGAGAAGGGAACGAATGAAGGAAAGGTGTTGCGCCTTCGTCGCCTGCGAAACCTGCCGTGGTTTGTACTCCGGAACCGGCTTTCCCTTCCTCATCGCGGCATCACGCTTACTCTCCCACACCTGCAGGTGCTTACGGTTGATCATCCCGTTAACGGCTTCGTGAACTTCCTCCGCCGTTATCTTCGAGACATCACGGCCGGAAAAATGCTGCAGCCAAAACTCAATTTTGGTTTTGTCATCATCCAGCGATCGCTTATGGTCCTTTTCCCGCAGCCACCGGATGCAGCATTCTTCGAAGGTTCTGACGGGCAGATCGCCGATCTGGTCAACCCGCCACGCTTCCGCCTTCAGCTTGTCGTGGAGCTCCTGAGCCTGCTTTTTGTCCCCCGTGCCAAGAGATCGCCTAACTCTTTTTCCTGACGGCGTAAAGAAATGACAGTGCCACACGCCGCCCCTGAGGGTGATTGACATAAAACTTCTCCTTTATGTTCACCCGCGTTCGCGATGACAGGATCGCGCGGGGTTTTCAAATATGCAATACACGCCGCCTCGGTCGTTCTGTACTTGTTGCCGACCTTGCGGCCGGCGAGCTCCCCAGACTCAATCAGGCGGTAGATCACCCGCGCAGACACGATGAGCAAATCGGCGGCCTGCTGTGCTGTTATCGGTTTGTCAGATGCCATATCACCTCCGATGCTTACCGCGTAATTCCTCGTCTTCCTGACAATCAGCACAGCGCTGGCATCCTGCCACCAGTTCCCGGCGCCGCTCGGGTATCTCTTCCCCGCAGTCGCGGCAATGAGTAGCTGAAACTGCGTTATGGTTGATGCGCATGTTCTGGATGGTCATTTCCAGCCGGCGCTCTGCCAGCTCGTTGGCCTGATCGATGATTTCTGCACTCATGCTGCCTCCAGAGTCCCGATCCGCTTTAACTCAGCCAGCGATACGGACGTAATGATGTGTCGCGGGGTGATGTACGGGCGCCAGATAAACAGAAGCGAGCCTTTGGGGTTGCTATGGCGCTTTCCTGTAACAGATGCCGGAACAAACTGAACACGGCCGCCGGTTATGAGCCTGAGTTCATCAGCTGATTGCATGGCTGAAATAAACCAGCCAGTAGAGATGTCAGCCGGTAACAACATCACTACGGCCTGAGACTGCGCCCGGGATTGCTCAGCAGCCTTTTCTACCCACGGCCCAATATCGGAATAGGGCGGGTTACACCATATCGCGCCGTACGACGTCCATTCGCTGTTCAGCGAGTCATCCAGCTCAGTGAGATAGTGAGCGCATAGCGCGTTACTCTCAGAGGCTGCAGCATCCAGCCAGAAGCCAAACTCGCGATCGAGCGCGTTGAAAATTTCAATCGGCGTTTGCCAGTAGTCACGTTCATTTTTTGGAGTTTTCGATCCGCCATAATCAGTCATTGCGCACCTCTTTTCGTGCCTGCCTTTCTCATGCGGCTTAAAGTCCTGGATACCGATGCAACGCTGCGGCCCATCTTCACGGCGATGCTTTTATGCGACTCGCCTGCAGCGCGCATTTCAGCGACGATCTGCTTCTCTTCTGGCTTCCATGGCTTGTAGACAAACGCTGTGCTGATTGAATAGCTCTGTGCCAGGCGGTAGAAGTTTGCCTGGCTAATCCCCAGCGCATCCGCTGCGCGACAGGCAGGCATGGTTCCGGCTACGGCGCGGAATTGCTCTGGTGTGATGCTCTGCTTATTCATTGGGCCTCCCGTGGTAACCGGTAAATTTCTCCGCCAAGCGTCCCGTTTCCCCAGCGCTCGACGGCCAGGAATGGCTTAACCATTTCCAGTTCGGGCGCCGAGATGAACACTTCTTTCATCTCAAGTGCTGGCGCCCACCCGGCGTAATAAGGTTCATGAAAATTCAGGGTTATCCCTGCGTTGTGCCCGAGGGCGCCCGCTGCGGTCTGCCAGAGATGAAATACCGTAATGTTGTTCCGCGCGTCCTTGCGCAGGATGGACAGGATTGACTCAGCTGTTACTTTCATGGCTGCCACCACTTGCGGCTTGTTTCAGTTCTCTCAGGCGGATGCCGGTAACGTCCCTGCACTTCGTCTGATGCTCAGGGAAGCCATGAAGGCTGTTCCATGCTTTTCCGTAGTTATCCTGCAGGGCCTTCGGATCGTTCTCTGAGCCTGCGTAAGCAGTGAAATCAGCGAGAATCTGATCTGCGTCTGCTGGCCTTACCTGGTGAGCCTCATAGTCAGGGTCCACAGTCGTTTCTTCTGTAGGGATGCAGAACGCCTGAAATGCTGCATATTTGTACGCAATCGACATGGCCTTGTTCGTTGCTTTATCGCCGCTATCCATCGCCTCGCCGTAGGTGACGACGGTATGAATGCTGCCGTCCTCCGTGCTGACAAAATCGAACTCAGCCCGGACGGTTACATAAAACAACGCGCCACCATTTTTGCTGGTTCGTTCACAGCATGACCGCTCAGTACACCGCGGGAGGATCAGCAACTTGTGCTTCACCAGGGCGGGGGCCAGAGCGTTGTAAACGTCATCGATCCCACGGAATGCGTAGTTGACCTGGCTGCCCTGTTTTCTGGCCTTGCTGATGCCTTTCTCTGCCAGCTCTCCGGCCACAGCGCTGATAGCGGCGTATACTTTTTTATCCGTCATTGAAAATTCCCCGCGAATTCATCCCAGCTGATCACCGGGTTCTGCCGTTCCGCAGAAAGGTTTACTGGTTCGTCATCGTCGAAATCACGTTCACCGATCACATCGCTCATCAGCTGAATGAATTCGTTGTCATCCCATTTTTCCGCCGCGCTCATGCTGCTTTCTCCCGATGAGTAATGACGTAGCCATGCTCCGCCAGACATTCGATCACCACGTCCCAATCCAGTTCCATGAGGACTTCACGACTGTTAACCGTCCCCGACAACACCACGTCTTCCAGCTCGACGGTTAACGTGTTATGCGGGCCTACAGATGTGCGCATGTCTGTGCATTCACATTTGATATTCATAAGAGCCTCAAAAAAGGTCGTAAGAAGCCAGGCGCGATGAAAGCCGCCTGATAGCTCAGTTAAATTCTTCGTTTCGATTACCGGCTGAGACCTTGTCCCAACCCGTTCAGATAAACTTCAACCAGCAAGTCGGTTGTGTAAGTCCGCTCAATCCCACGATGCAGGTAGAGGCGGCCGCGTTTATTTGCTGATGCTGTCCAGGTGATTTCCCGATGCTTAACGAGCATCCCTGGCAGAACGGCGCCGCGGTTAACGGTCTGTGTCCCGTAATGATGACTAACCATTGAACACCCCCGTAAAGTGCAGGATTTTGATAATCAACGCTGTCCAGATAACGCCGCAGATCAGCAGGCAGTAAATCAGTGAACGAATGCCTTGTTTGCTCATTTTCCACCCCAGCATGCGAAGCTAAAAAAAAGGACAGCAACCAAAAACGGAACGACCTTTAACCAAAAATTACGCCATGCAGGCTTGTCTTCTTCGCGGATCATCTCTTCACCTTTGCCTTATCGCGGCTAACGGGACGTTTTGACTTCACCCCGGCGTTGCCGGTGTTGTTTGGATGAGATGATAATGTACTAATGGTTCATCAATGTAAAGTACCAAAAGTACATTTTTAATTTGGAAATAGTTCATTTCAATGTAAGTCAATGAACTTAAAGTATATTTATTTTACGTTTTGTTTTTGGTGATGGTTGTTTGGCTGTGGAGCTGGCACTGGACGTGCTGATGCTGAGGGAAGAGTAGGGCAATAAAAAACCCGGCTGACGGGCCGGGTTTTGCTTTTAACTTACTTTATGTCAAGCTGCCTTGCGGTGCATTTCTGCAAGCATGGTTTGCTTACGCTCTTCCATGCCAGCGACAATTTCGTTCAGTCGATCAGCCAGTTTAAGCATGTCAGCGATAATTTGTTGTTTATTCATGTGCATGCGCCTCCTATAGGACCTCATTGCAAAAAAAATCACTTAAAAATAGTAGCTCTTTTCAGAGTTCTAGAGCCAATGGCACACATGTCAGGGTTCTTATCTTTTATATCCCTGATTAGTATTTGAGCTGTAAGTAGCACTTGTTGCAAATCAAGAGCACCCAACTCTTTAGCCTTGTTGTCCAGTTTGAGAATTATCTCATGGAGTTCGTCTAATGACGGGTCAACCAACTCATGAAGCTTCTCAATACCAAGCTGTTCAAAGCTTGTGACAACAAAATCTATTAATGATTTCACCGCAATTTGTACTTGGTAAAGCTGCTTCTCTTCAATAGAAGCTTCAGCACCATCAACCTTAACGGCGTCTCTGAACTCATGGGACACTAACTATACTCCTTATATAGGATCCCTTAAAGAGGTTTTCAACAAGAATCGCTCAAAAAAGGAACATTCTGACCGGATCTTACAAAAATATGTTGACACGTAATTAAGCATATACGGCTTTAAACTCATCATACACTAAGCATCAACCTTTGAAAGATAGTGGTCATAAAAATTACTTAATCGCTTCGATAGGCTGATGGCTAACCATGCTTCCTGTACGTCTGCGGCATGCTGCCGATCACCTTGCCGAACACGAACACCCGATTCATTTCGTCTTTCTCGATCGGGTCCCAGGCTGCATAGCTCTTGTTATCTGAGATAACCAGCAGCTTGTCCTTCATCTTTTGCAGGCGCTTAACATGTGCAGTGTCGTCGTACAGGAAGGCGTATATCCCGTCGCCGTCAAAGCTCTTAACGCTGATGTCGACGAACAGCAGATCGCCCGGCTCAATCGTCCCAGACATGCTGTCGCCCCGGACGTTGATGATCCTGATGTTCTCAGCCTTACGCCCATCGAACATATGCCGGGCTTCCGCTGGCGCATACTCAACCGAGTGGAGGATCTCCACGAACTCCTGATTGATAACGCCTGGTCCAGCGCTAACCGTTATATCCAATAGGTCAATGCGAAAGACATCCTTAAGGGTTGTGGTTGTCTCTGTATCGATTCCGTCCTCATCGACATCACCGAGCAGATACGACGCTGACGTACCAATGTGAGACGCCAGTGCCTTCAGCGTTCCGCGTCTTGGAATCGACTCTCCATTGAACCATTTGCTTACGGCCTTAGGGGTCAACTTCATCCTCTTGGCGATCTCAGCCTGTCGACCATGTGGTATCAATCCAGCTTTATCGCAGGCCAGCGCTAGCCTCTGAGAGAATTCTTTTCGCGCTCTTTCTTCATGAACCATATGTTCAATCATAATATCACTTGCGTGAACTATCAGTTCCGACTTAATATGTACTTACAGTTCATTATCGAGGGTTAAACATGGCACCGAATAGTCTTGGCGAAATCATCAAAAAGATTCGGGTTCCTGTCGTAGCTGAAGCCTGTGGTTGCTCGCCGCGCGCAATTTACAAATGGATTGCTAACGGAAGCCTGCCGAGGACGGATTACACCGACGAAACCAACTACGCAGAAAAGATCGCTCTCGCTTCTGGCGGCCAGTTTACCGCTGCTCAGATCCGGGAAGTCAGCAAGCCTAAAGCCGCCTAACCGGCGGCCTTTCAATCAACACCAGAGGAAGTATCACAAATGGAGAACGCAATTAAACGCAATAAGGACAACGCACGTCGCATCGAGACATGGCTGCTGAATCGCATCTCTCTCATGGGAGGGAAAAAAGTGGCCCTGGCGGTAGGCGTCAATGAATCGCAGGTTACGCGCTGGAAATCATCGTGGGTGCCGAAAATGGCGATGTTACTGGCTGTTCTTGAGTGGGGCGTTGTCGACGACGACATGGCCCGCCTTGCAAAGGAGGTAGCAAAACTTCTCAGAAAAGAGATGGCCCCAAAGTGCTCGAAACACTTTGAGGCCTGATGCGAATTAACTGGATCAATTCACAGGAGTAATTATGCCTAAGAGCAACAGATTTTACCAGGCACAAACACACAAAAATGTTACCCGCGACCGCTTCATTCGCTCGGTTAACCCGGTGGTTGGCATGAAAATGCGCGCCATCCTGGAAGAGCTGAAACGGAAGGAGGAAGGCCGTGAGTAACGTTCTCCGCATATCCGATTTTAGAGGGTCTCAGAAGCCCATGGAGAAACCTCAGCCATCAGGGCAGGGGTTGGTATTCCTGCACCGTAAAGTAAGAGAACTGCCGTTCTACAAGACCGACAGTGAAGCCGTCCATCTGTGGATCCATCTCATCATGGAGGTGAATTCAGCTGACGGGATGGTAACCACAGAGCTTGGTGAGTATCCGGTTTCCCGCGGTCAGGTGATCACCGGGCGACATACCCTGTCGAAAGACACGGGAATAGCACCTGACAGGGTTAAGTACCTGCTGAACAAGTTCGCGAAAATGGGCATGATCACCACCCTGGCAAACAAGAAATTTACACTCTTAACCGTCACCAAATATGACGATTATCAGCAATTTTTTGTGCCAACAGAATGCCAACAAAGTGCCAACGCAAACCCAGTAACCACGCTGCGTACCGGCGAGGTTGTGCCAACAGAATGCCAACAAAGTGCCACAAACAATATATTAAATAATATCTCTTCTACTGACGTAGAAGAGAGTGCATCAGCGTCACCAAAATCCGAACCTAAAAAACAGTCCCTCAGCTGTGAGCAGGTTGTCGATGTTTATCACCAGGTGCTACCGGAAGCGCAGGGGATCAGGGTCCTCACTGATAAGCGCCGCAACCTGATCCGCTCGTTCTGGCAGAAAGCCAACAAAATTACCCGTCAGCTTGATGGCCACAGCTTTACCCTGGCCGACTGGGAGTCTTACCTGAGCTACATCGCCAGTAACTGCCGCTGGATGCTTGAGAATCGCCCTGATCAGCGCACCGGGAAAACCTGGCGCCGCAAGTCGCTGGAATACTTCCTGAACGTCGATGTCTACGCCAAAACGCGCGAGGGGGCCTGTGATGACCTCTGATTTCATGACCCCTCCGCACAGCATTGAAGCAGAGCAGAGCGTGCTGGGCGGGCTCCTGCTTGACGATGACAACAGTGAGCGTACTCAGAAGGTGCTTTCGATTCTCAAGCCAGAATCGTTCTACGCGCGCCCTCATCAGGTCATTTTTGCTGAAATGCGCCAGATGTACCGCGACCATAAGCCTGTCGATCTGCTGACCCTGTTTGATGCTCTGGAAAGCAAGGGGCTGACAGAGACCGTTGGTGGCTTTGCATACCTGGCTGAAATGTCGAAGAACACGCCAAGCGCGGCGAACATCGTGGCATATGCGATGCGTGTTCGTGAGACCGCTATGGAGCGCTACGGCATCGAGAAAACAACGAAGGCGATCGAGTTGCTTTATGCCCGCAACGGCATGACGGCAGAACAGAAGTTTGACGCAATTCAGGGATTATTCACTGAGATAACCGAGCACGTAAAAACAGGGCGACGGACTGGGCTTCGCACGTTCTATGACGCTGTTACTGACTGGTCAGCAGAATTCGACGAAAGGCTCAAGCCGGATGGCCGTTCCCGCGGGTTGTCGACCGGGATCCGCTCTCTGGATGAACTTCTCGGTGTGAAGCGCATTGTGCGTGGCAGCCTGTTTGTTATAGGCGCACGCCCGAAGATGGGTAAAACCACGCTCTACACCCAGATGGGGATCAACTGCGCGACGGTCGAGAACGAGCCGGCCCTTATGTTCTCCCTCGAAATGCCGGAAGGGCAGATGGTGGAGAAAATCACTGCGCAGAAGGGGAGGATCTCTCCAAACCTGTTTTACCCGGACATGACTAAGGATGACTACGGCTATCGCGGGGACTGGAACAGCGATCTGCAAAAGGCCACCGGTGTAATGGGCGCCCTTATTGAAACCAACAATCTCCTGATTGATGACACACCGGGTATTTCACTGGCGCATGTCATGGCTGAGTCACGTCGCATCAAGCGCGAACGCGGCAAGGTCGGAATGATCCTTGTTGACTACCTGACGCTGATGACTGCCGATAAGGCAGAGCGAAATGACCTTGCTTACGGGCTGATCACCAAAGGCCTGAAGATTCTTGCTAAGGAGCTGGATTGCGTCGTCGTTCTCCTGACTCAGCTCAACCGGGATCTGGAGAAGCGAACCAACAAGCGACCGCTGCCGAGCGACTCCCGCGACACAGGCCAGATAGAGCAGGACTGCGATTACTGGCTGGCCATATACCGGGAGGGCGCCTACGACGAGAACGCAAACCAGAGCGACACAGAGCTCCTCCTGCGCCTTAACCGGCATGGTGAGACTGGTGTTGTCTATTGCGAGCAACGTCACGGAGCGATTTATGACTGCGATCAGGAAGCTGCCAGTCAGCGCCGGCGCGAGAAAGAGCAAAAACCAACCAAGCGGGGTGGATTTTGATGACAGGAAAAGACGCAATTTTGAACTACCTGAAAACGCATAAAACCTGCAGTTCTCCAGATGTCGCCGCAGCGTCCGGAATGACGCATACCTGCATCAACCAGGCTGCAAATATCCTGGCAAAGCAGGGGGTGCTGGTAGCGGAAGCTCGCGTGTGGCGTACGGTTTACTACCGGTTGGCCACCGAAGAAGAGATTGCAGGCAGGAAGAGCACCAATCAGATTTTCAACGAGTGTCGGCAAAGCCCGGCGATGAAGCGGGTACTGGCTGTTTACGGGAGAACATCAGCATGACTATCACACTACAGGCAGTAAACAAGCTCATCGCCTCCATGGAGAGCGCAGGCGAGCTGTCGATCAGAGAGCAGAAGTTCCTGAAGCTGGCTAAAGAGTTTCGCATTTGCAGCGCTTCACTGGATGCCGCCATAAAAACCGGGAATATGCTGGCAGACCAAAATGCTCAACTGGCTGCGGAGAATGTGGCGCTGAAGGACATCAACGCATGGTGCAAAACGGATGCATTCAAAAACATGTACCGGGAGTTTAAAACAGCAGAGGCGCTTGGATGCTCTGATGCGGATTGCATGCATGATGCAATGCTTGTCGCAATTATGCATGCGCCTGCCACCCCCGCCACCGATCGCATCGTAGCCGGGATTAAGGCTGACGGGGTGGAGGAGTTTGCGGCAAAACTTCGAATTCCTGGTGATGACCAGTTTTTTGACGCTTTAGCAAAAGGGATTGCACTTGCTGCTGACGACTTCGCCAAGCAACTGCGCGAGGGGGCCGACAAATGAGCAGGAATGACTTCAGGCGACCGATAGCTGAGCACATCTCAAACATTCGCTCAGAGCTGGCAAAAATACCAGCAGAAAAGCGTCTTCACGTCATAGCTGAGGCGTTGTACGACATGAACCCGACAGGAGACGATGAGGTTCTTAGAGCTTCCTGTGGCTGCTATGAGTGGGATATCAGCATGGACTACCGCAGCGCCGACATCCGTTATGCAGATAAAAACAAACAGGAGGTGCAGCATGACTGATATCACCGAACTGGCGCAGAGCCTGAAAGCGGCGGCAGAGAAAGCGAGTAACGGCGACTGGGTTAAAGAATCTGGCGACGGCTGGGAAGCGTGTTGTAGCGCAAATGACCAGGCCAACGGCGGATTCATCATCGCGCACTTCGTAGGTCCAGATGCAGCGGAGAACCGCGAGTTCGTCCAGGCCGCTAACCCTGCCAACGTTCTCGCGCTGGTAGAGGCGCTGGAGTATTACAAGTCACGTGAAGAGCGCGTGACAAGTCTGGTGCGCGACAACTCAAAAAGTTGGGATGAGCTGTATCGACAGGTTGAGGCCAAAGGAAAACGAAACGTTGAGCTGGTAGAGGCACTGGAATCAGAGAAACGTATTTGCGCAACGTGGAGAAAAACAGCTGAGGCTAACAGCGAAAAGCTGGAGAAGGCGCAGCAGCAAATGACTGAAAGCGAAAATCGCGTTCGCAAGCAGAATCGCCACATCTGTGAGCTGTTCGACGATAACACAGCACTGCGCCAGCGCATCGCCGGGCTGGAGGCCCGCACCGTGAAGCTGCCAGACTTACGGCAGATTGTATCTGGGGACAGATATGTCTGGTCTGATGGTGTTTATAACTACAGCCAGGACGTAAAGGTAGCGCTGGCCGCCGCTGGCATCAAGGTGGAGGCTGAGTGATGGCACTGACACATGATGAACTTTGCCAGATAGCCTATCAATTCCTCAAGCGGAACGGCTTCAAAGTCTGCTTTCACGATCGCTTTGTCGCTGTCACCAGTACCGGTGAGCAGCCAGACGCGATGGGGTTCAGGAATTTCGCATCCTGCCTGATAGAGGCGAAGTGTTCCCGTGCCGACCTACTGGCAGACAGGAAGAAACGCTTCCGGATACGCCCGGAGCTTGGCATGGGTGACTGGCGATTCTTTATCAGCGAGCCGGGGATTATCTCTGTCGAAGACCTTCCGCCAGGCTGGGGGTTACTGCATGTAGTCAATGGAAAGGTTCGAAAGGTTCACGGATGGCCACAGGGAAACTGTTGCTGGGGAAACGCAGAGGATAAGCCATTCACCGGCAATAAGCAGGTCGAATGCGATTACATGCTGTCAGCACTGCGTCGGATGGAGTTGAGAGGCCATCTAAATGAGATTTATGACGGCGTGATAGTTAACCGGGCAGCAGAAGGAGCCAACCAATGACCAATAACCAGTTAGCAGAAAACAGCGTCATCCAGCTTTTGAACAGCGTCAAACTGGCGCGCGATAACGCAGAACGCGCCGACAATCGAGTTGACCACTCGTTTTATTACGCGCTGACGATTGCTCTGGAAGAGCTGCAGGAACGCCGCAAGGCCGCAATGGACAGCGAGCAGGATTGTAATGAGCGACAGCTTTTCTGTTCAACCGATACAGCCAGGATGAGAAAGGTAATCTCTGCCTCTGCTGGGACCGAGGATGCGCCGCTCTATCGCCACGCGCAGCCAGCGTCGGAACGTGACCAGGTACGCAGTGCGCATGCCGAGTGGTCACAGGCTACCTTTGGCAATGTCGGACCGGTTGGCCCGCTGAAGCACCTCAGCAAAGAAGCACTGGAAGCCGCTGCCGAGCCTGGCGACCTGTCGGAGTGGGCTGATATGCAGTTTCTGCTGTGGGATGCGCAGCGTCGTGCAGGCATCACTGATGAGCAGATTACGCAGGCAATGATTGAAAAGCTGGCAGTCAATAAACAGCGTAAATGGCCGGAGCCGAAAGACGGAGAGCCGCGCCTGCACATCAAAGAGCAGCCAGCGCCGGTAGTGCTGGTAATTCCTGATGAGATGACATCAGGGCAGGCATATGAAATAGGATATTACTATGGAGACCCAGTAGACGTGTTTGCGCGTGGGGCTAACTGGATGCGCCAGCATATCATCGACTCCACATTAGCAGCCGCCCCGCAGTCTCCCGGCAGTGACCCTGCCACCGTACCGGGTAAATGGATTTCGGTAAGCGAGCGGATGCCGGAAAATGATGGGGCATATCTTTGCTGGGATAATCGTTACGTAACTACCTACGCATTCATATTTGGTGCTTGGCAGGCAAACCAATTCATTGCCAAGAATATAACCCACTGGATGCCGCTGCCGGCTGGGCCGCAGGAGGTGAGGTGATGCCGAGGGCTAGTACGGTAGGCGAAATCGTCAGGTCTGACATGGTGCAGTCTGGGGCGCTCAGAAAGCGATACTGGCAATCATCATCTCTTCCGTTTCGTGAAAAGCGTAAGCACAGGCCACAACCTTGCCATTTCAGAAGAGATAGGGTGCTTCAAAAAATCATGCGCAGGGAGATGGAAGCCATGGTTAATCGCCTTAGTAAAATCGATGCTTCAAAGATTCTTGAGGAAGTTGGCGATGCCTAAATCCCCCGCAGAACGCAAAGCCTCCAGTTGAAATCAAACCCCTCTCCTGAGGGGTTTTATCGTATATGCTCATTTTGCTTTTATCCCCGGGAAGGGCGATAATTACTTAGTCAGTCTGGACAACTGACAACTTTACCCCGGCGCCAAGTGGGGACACATGGCGCACAAAACCTTACAGCAATCCCTGTCACCGATGGCGAAAGCCTCCGGCGATTTTCTGCATTCAGCGTTTAGCCTCTGCGGAGGTGAAGCGTGAACATCCCTCAATGCGGCATCAAGCTGCACAACGGCAACTTCAGCGCTATAGGCAAGATTCTTCAGGAGCAGCTCTCTGACGGGAAATGTCTTCGCCTGCAGGTCAAAGAGTGGCGTGAAAAACGCAGCCTGAGCCAGAACGCACTCAGTCACATGTGGTACGCGGAAATCAGCGAATACCTGATTAACTCAGGACGTACCGACGCAACTCCCGAGTGGGTTAAGCGGAACCTAAAAAAGACCTATCTCGGCTGCGAAGAGGTGACATACACCGACTTCATCACCGGTGAGAAAACCACAACCTGGGAACCCCGGCATACCTCCGATCTTGATACCGGCGAAATGCACATCTTCCTGACCAAAGTAGAGGCCTGGTGCGCTCAGTTTGGTCTGGCTCTCACCATTCCACACGGTTGCGAATATCAGCAACTGCAGCAAAAGCAGGAGGCCTGATGAGCAGCCTTCTCGCCAAAGTAATGGAGCGCGGTATTTTCCGCGTGCCGGCGCGCCGCAAACGCAAGGTCGAAGTTAAGCCTTCCGACATCCCGACCCTGAAAGACTACACAGCCCGCCTGGTCGATAAGAAGTGGCTCCGCCTGAGAGCAAGGAGGCCACATGCGTAAACCAGCACGCCGTAAATGCGCCCACTGCCGCGAATGGTTCCATCCTGCCCGGGAAGGGCAGGTGGTATGCAGTTTTGAATGCGCCAGCGCGATCGGCAAAAAACAGACAGCAAAAGCCCGGGAGGCGGCGAAGGCCAGGGCGGTGAAGCGCCAGCGCGAATCCGAGAAGGAAGGTCGCCAGCGTCGCCGCGCTAAGCGTGAGTCATTCAAGACAAAGGCTCAATGGGATAAAGAGGCTCAGTCAGCCTTTAACCGGTATATTCGCATTCGTGATGAAGGTAAGCCCTGCGTGAGCTGCGGAAACCCGCTTATTGGTAAGAGCAACTACCTGACCGGCAGCGCAATTGACGCCAGTCATTACCGTTCCCGTGGTGCGGCGTCGCACCTGAAATTTAACGTGTTCAATGTCCACTCCGCCTGTACCCGCTGCAACCGGCAGTTGAGCGGAAATGCCGTTGAATACCGCATTCACCTGATTGAACGCATTGGCCTGGATCGCGTAGAGCGCCTTGAGGCTGATAACGAGCCGCGCCGGTTCGATATTCCCTACCTGCAGCGCATCAAATCCATCTTCACCCGCAAAGCCCGCGCGCTGGAGAAGCGCCGCGCCCGTCAACAGGAGGCAGCATGAGCACCCACAACACCCTCGCATTACTCAACTGGTACCGATCAAAGCATGTTGCCGCGGTAAAGACACCTGCAGGCATTGTCTTTATGGGGATGCGTAACGTTACCGCCGATCAGCGAAGAACGCTTCCGGCAATCCCGCAAGCTGACCTCGAAGCAGCGTTGAGGATTCAGCAATGACCCGCGACCAGATAGCCCGATACCAGGCCGAAAGCGTCATGCGCGCCAAGATGCCGCCAGTAGCAAAGCACAGCCAGAACCAGACCAAAACCAAACAGCCATTAGGAGAAGCAGCATGAACCTCGAAAGCGCAGTTAAATTTCACTCTCCTAAATCGCCACAGCTTTCAGACGCACCAAGGGCGACCGCGTCAGATTCTTTAACTGGCACTGATGTTATGGCGGCATTCGGCATGGTGCAAAGTCGCGCCCCACTTGGATTCAGTGCTTTTAGCGGGAAGATGAATCTGAGCGAAGTCGATAAAAAGAAAGCTGTTCAGTTGCTAATGCAATACGGGGTAAAGCACTGCGATAAGGTGGCAGCCTTTCGCAAGCTTGAGACAAATGTTAAGGGCAAGATCCTGCAAACCCTCGCAACTTTTGCATATCAGGATTATTGCCGATCAGCGGCTAGCCAGCTTACCTGCTCATGCTGTAAGGGCCGCGGCGTAATCAGGAGGGAGGAACTGGTGGTTAAGCACCCCGGATGTGGAGAGAAAACGCCTGCAAAAACAGCTAAAGAGCAGGTGGAAGAAACGTGCAAGAAATGTAGTGGCCGAGGCGTCATATCAACATCCTGCGTGAAGTGCAGAGGGAGAGGTGTGGCAATGGATCGCAAGAAGTCAGAGGAGCAGGGCGTGCCAGTTATGAGTGCTTGTCGTCAATGTTCAGGGAGGGGGTATGAGCGCCTTCCGGCAGCGTCCTGCTATCGTGCCATCTGCCAGTTTACTGATGCTATTTCACCTGGCGTATGGGACAAGGCCGTTAAGCCATTCTATGAGAATTTAATTGCAGAGATTGAAAAGGCGGAATCTTCAGCAAATGCGATCTTATCGAAAGTTACTAGCAAAGTTTGATTCCGATAACGATTGCAGCTTGCAAAATGACGAAAGTTAGAATATCATCGCCCTAACACTATAAATCCGTGAATTGTTACGGTAAAGAATTCAAGCCCGAGGTTAACGCCTTGGGCTTTTTTATGCCTGCGATCCGGTCAGGGCTCTTGGGTTGAGACGTGCTGCACGACACGTCGACACCCGCCGCGCAAGAGCCCTGGACCAGATTGTTCGCATAGCTTAACAAGGTTAAAGCACCCGACTCATAATCGGATGATTTCAGGTTCGATCCCTGATGCGAGCACCAATTCAGCGCCATTAGCTCAACCGGAGAGAGCGATAGCCTTCTAAGCTATCGGTTTCAGGTTCGAGTCCTGAATGGTGCACCAGATAATGGCCTGACCTGATGACGGGCTCATAATCCAATCCATCAGGGGCGTTGCTGCAACAGCGTCGCAGGCCGCCATATCCCTCTACCTTGGGACCATTACGGCTACCGCCGTCACTTTTTACCCTTGGTATTCCTTCCCGCCTTGAGCGGGTTTTTTTATTTTCAGGGTCCGGGAATCACCCTCGACGCTTTGTTGGTAAATCAGCCCGACGGCCCTGAACCTTTTACTGACTACAGATAGCACCCCGAACATTATCGGAGGTGAGAGATGCAACGTATGAACCCAACCGATGGTCACAATCTGCCTTACTGGTGGTCAGCCTTGCTTGGTATCTTTTCCGTCCTGAGTCTGCAGGATTATGTCTTCATCATTGGCGCCCTGATCTCTGCCTTCTTCACAATCAAGACGTATTACGCAAAGCGCAAGGAAGAGCGAGAGCGACTGGATGAAGAGAAAAAACGCACGCAGCTGTTGGCCAGTTATCTGGCTGATGTCTCCGCAAAGCCTGGAGGTGACCGCCCGGCTTCAGCCGAAGTGGTAACCGAGGCCTTGAAGCGGATCGCAAGTGATACACAGGGGTGAGCATGACGCCATCAATGAGGAATAAACTGATTGGCGTGATCGCCGGCGGCGGTGGCGCCATAGCCATTGCCTCTGCGCTCATCACAGGCCCAGCAGGTAACGATGGTCTTGAAGGTGTGCGATACAACCCCTATCAGGATGTGGTAGGCGTATGGACTGTCTGTTATGGCCACACTGGCAAAGACATCATGCTCGGCAAGAAGTACACCGAGGCTGAATGCCGTGCGCTTCTCAGTAAAGACCTGAACGCCGTCGCTCGCCAGATTAACCCTTACATCCAGAAGCCGATCCCCGAGACAATGCGCGGGGCTCTGTACTCGTTCGCCTATAACGTCGGCGCCGGAAACTTCCAGACCTCCACGCTGCTGCGCAAAATCAACCAGGGCGACCAGAAAGGTGCGTGTGACCAGTTGCGCCGCTGGACTTATGCCAAGGGCAAGCAGTGGAAAGGCCTGGTAACTCGTCGCGAGATTGAGCGCGAGGTTTGTCTCTGGAGTCAAAAATGAGCCGGTTAACCGCCATTATCAGCGCCATTGTGATCTGCCTGGTTGTTTGCCTTGGGTGGCTGGCAATGCATTACCACAACGTTGCTGCTGAGCAGAAAACCCGAGCCGATGGTGCCGAGCAGCAGGTAAACGCAGCTCAGGCAATTACATCCAACGTTCTGACTACCATGACCATCTTTAACACCATCGCCGAGGCCAATCAGCATGCAAAAGAGCAGATCGCACTGGACGCATCGGGAGCCTCGGCTGATATCCGGGTTGCTGTTGCGAATGATGATTGCACTAATCGCCCTGTGCCTGCTGGCGCAGTTAAGCGGCTGCAACAATTCGCGAACGGTCTACGTCAAGGTGCCGGTGGTCCCGTTACCGGCCAGCCTGACGGCTGACACCCCGCAACCGGAAATCCCTGACAACCTGACGTGGGGGCAGAGCCTGGATTTAAACGTCAGTCTGCTATCAGCGCTGGGGCAGTGCAACCGAGATAAGGCGGATATCAAAATAATCGAGCACAACCGCTTATCAGAATGAAAAATTCAACAATTTATCAACAGTAAAAAGGCTATAATACCTGAAAATATGAGGGTGTTAATATGGCTGAAGTTATTGTTAAAACAAAAGAAGAGCTAGAGAAAGCCAAAGATGACAAGGTTGAGTACATAGTTATCGAAGGTGAGCTCGCAGATAAAGTCAGAAAAAGCAAAACGGTGGCAAAAGCAAGTGGAGCTGCTCTGGCTATCATTGCCGCAGCGATTGCCGCAGCACCTGTAACAGGTGGTTTATCATCATTTGCTGTGGCTCCAGTGGCTGCTATGTCTGGATTTGAAATAGCCGCAATAATCGCAGCGGCCTCGATTGGCCTTGCGCTGATCATAGCTTTATTTAAAGATTACGAAGAGATTGAGGCTGGCGAGGGAAAGATAAAATTAAAGAGGCGCCAGAAAAATTAAAATCGAGTAAGTCATCGCAAAGGCCACCTCCGGGTGGCTTTTTTAATGGCTTAAATATAGGAGGGGTGATTGTGGTTGAACCAACAGAGAGCAGACCATACCCTCCCGTCAACTTCACTGGCGAAAACTGGATGCCATATACCCGACTGATCCCTGCTACCGAAATCGGCGAATGGGTAAATCAGAACATCCTCACCGAAGACGGCCGAATCCATAACCCTGACCATGCGCACTTGGTCGACGCTGATGTCGCGTTCATGTGGGCCTCTGGCTCATTCGCCAAAAGCGGCCGCATTGTGCTTGGTCAGTGTGAGCAGGTAATGATGCGCGCTGGCGGCTGGCAGAAGTCCCGCATGGAGCAGCAGATGCATGAATGGTTCGGTCGCATACCGAAGTTCATCATCACCCTGGCTGCTGACTACTGCGAGCAATGCAACGATCTGGAGTTCTGCGCACTGGTAGAGCATGAGCTTTACCACATCGCCCAGGCTACCGATGACTATGGCGCGCCGAAGTTCAACAAAGAGACCGGAATGCCGGTGCTCAAACTTCGCGGCCATGACGTCGAGGAATTCGTCGGAGTGGTCCGGCGTTACGGCGCCAGCAAAGACGTGCAGGAAATGGTTGATGCGGCGAACAGGCCGGCGGAGGTTGCTAACATCGATGTTGCCAGAGCGTGCGGGACTTGCATGCTGAAACTGGCTTAATAACTGGACTGTACTGGACGGATGGTGAAACATGGCTGCACTAAAACCAGAGGTGAAAGCCGCCATCGTTCAAATGCTTGCGTGCTATGACACGCCTTCGCAGGTGGTCGAGGCTGTCCAGAAAGATTTCGGTATCACCATCACTAGGCAGCAGGTTGAAACTCACGACCCGACAAAGGTTAGCGGCAAGACGCTCGCCAAAAAATGGGTAGACCTCTTCAACCGTACCCGCGACCGCTTCCTCAACGAAATTTCCGACATTCCGATCGCCAACAAGGCCTACCGCCTGCGCGTCCTGCAGCGAATGTCGACGACTGCCGAGGGTATGAAAAACCTCGGGATGACAGCTCAGTTACTGGAGCAGGCAGCAAAAGAGGTTGGCGACGCCTATAGCAACAAGCAAAAGGTCGAGCTGACCGGTAAAGACGGCGGCCCGCTGAATCAGGTGACGTACACCGCTGAAGACTATGCGAAGGCCCAGCAGAAGCTGGAGGGAAGGTTAGAAGGGCTGGACTGATATGAGCGGAATTATCGAATGGGATGACCTGTCATTCCCGGAGCGCGTGATCATCCGTTCAAAGTCCACGAAGTCATTCCTGAACTTCACCCGGATATGGTTCGAGCTGATTCAGGGCGACCGGTTGCTGGTTAACTGGCATCACCGCCTGATGGCTTCGAAAATTGATGATCTGCTTGCCGGGCGCCTTGTCCCGCGAAACCTGATTATCAACATCCCGCCAGGCGGTACGAAAACTGAGTTCTTCTCCATTCACTTCCCGGCGTATGTCAACGCCCTGGTGCAGGAGAAGCGGCTTAAACGCTTTCGAAACCTGAATATCTCTTTTGCTGATACGCTGGTAAAGCGTAACAGCCGGCGCACCCGCGACATTATCGCCAGTCGTGAATATCAGGAGTTCTGGCCCTGCTCTTTTGGTGTCAACCAGGCAGAAGAGTGGGAGATAAAGGACGAGCGAGGGCGCTCTATAGGGCAGACGGTATCGCGCTCAAGCAACGGGCAGATCACCGGTGGTCGTGGTGGCTACTACGGACCAGAGTTCTCCGGCATGGTGATGCTGGATGACTACAACAAGCCGGTGGACATGCTCAGCGAGTCACGACGCAAAAGCGCGAATACGCTGCTGGTAAACACTATCCGCTCACGTCGCGGCGATAAGTCGAAAGAGCACCCGACTCCGTTTGTGAGCATTCAGCAGCGCCTGCACACCGACGATGCAACGGGCTTCATGCTTGCCGGAGGAATGGGCGTGCCGTTTCACCATGTCGCCATACCAGCCATGATCGACGAGAAGTACATCCAGTCGCTCGATGAGCCATGGCGTTCGCTTTGCTGGGAAACGGTCAAAGATACCGATTCTGTGGTCGTTGGTGGCGTTCGCTACTGGTCCTACTGGCCGCAGATGGAAGACGTTAACGACCTCCTGCAGCTGTGGGAAAAGGATCGCTATACCTTCCTGTCGCAATACCAGCAAAACCCGATGGCGCTGACTGGCGGGATTATCGACACCAGCTGGTTCAGAACGTACACCACCCTGCCGAAGCTTACGCACCGCGCCGTGTACGTCGATACGAATAGCGGGAAGGTAGAGGACTGGCTGGATTACACCGTGTTTACGCTGGCTGGCATGGGCGTGGACGGGAATCTGTACATCATCGACGTAGTTCGCGGGAGGTGGGACCCGGAAGACCTCCTGAAGAAAGCGGAAGAGGTTTGGGAAAAGTGGCGCCTGTCTGGCTCCATGCGGGTCATGCCGCTGCGTCATATGGCCATTGAAGAGAAGCAGGCCGGACAGGGCCTCATCACTACGCTGAAAAAACGTAGCCAGACGCCCGGGCAACTCGCCATCCCGGTGAGGGAAATCCCGCGCGGAACCGGACAGAACAAGCTTGTTCGCTGCCTTAACGTCATCCCCCAAATCAAAACCGGGAAAGTGTTCGTCCCGGCGACGCACACCGACGACGGACAGAAGCTTTCCAGCATCTTCTACGAGGACGGCACGATCGCAGGCTCAACGGAGTGGGTGCTGACGGCGATGACGGAATGCGCTGCTTTCTCCGCTGATGACAGTCACGACAACGACGACATCCTCGATACCTGGATGGACGCAATCGACGACAACCTGATTTCCGGCCCGCAGCCGATGGTTATCGACCCGAATCAACTCAGGAGAATTTAAGTGTGGTGGTTTAAAAAGAAAGAAGTCGCCGCGCCTGAGCCGGCAAAAGAACCTGAAGCGCCGAAGGTCGGGATCAGGCCCGAGGCCGTGGCCGAAGTCCGCGCATTACCGAAAAGAGAGTTTCAGCGCTACGAGCCGCCGAAAGGGGTGATCCCCGAGGCTATCAAAAGCGCCATTCTGGCAATGGACTCCACGCCTTACGAAGATCTCAATGCTGCGTATGGCGGTTACGGCTACGGCGACTTTGATAGCTTTCCCGGATACCCGTATCTGTCCACGCTGGCGCAGAAGCCTGAATATCGCAAGATGGTCGGCACCATCGCCGAAGAAATGACCCGCAAATGGATAAAGCTCAAAACTGTCGGCGACGAAGACAAGGCGGATCGGGTAAAACAGCTCGAAGAGGCCATGAAGCGGTTTAAGGTGCGCGAGCGCTTTAAAGAAGCCGCAGAACACGACGGCTACTTTGGCGGCGGCCAGATTTACATCGACGTTCGTTCGCCGCGGGGCATCTCCGCATGGATGGACGATAACGAGCTGCAATCGAAGCTCTTCATGAGCGACAAGAAGATCACGAAAGGCAGCCTGCAGGGGTTCAGGGTCATCGAACCTATCTGGACCTATCCGGGGATTTATAACTCCGACAACCCGCTGAGCCCGGATTTCTACAAGCCGACGCAGTGGTTTGTCATGGGCCGGACCGTACATGCAAGCCGGATGATTGATTTCGTCTCGCGGCAGGTCCCTGATCTGCTGAAAGCATCGTATAACTTCCGCGGACTGTCTCTCTCGCAGATTGCTGAGCCATACGTCAATAACTGGCTTCGCACCCGCGACAGCGTCAGCGACATGATTCACTCGTTCTCTGTTCCGGTAATCGGAACAAATATGAGCACGATTCTGCAGGGTGGGGCGGCAGATGGCCTTCTGGCAAGGCTTGATGTCTTCAACCGATGCCGTGATAACCGTGGCGCATTCGCAAAAGACAACAACCCTACCCAGCCAGAAACGGTTGAGTTCGTTAACGCCCCGCTTAACGGTCTGGATGCCCTGCAGGCACAGTCGCAGGAGCACATGTCTGCGGTTTCGAGCATCCCGCTCGTCAAACTTCTGGGCATCACTCCAAATGGCCTTAACGCAACGTCTGACGGCGAAATCCGCGTTTTCTACGACTACATTCACGCTCTGCAGCAGTCTGTTTTTAAAGACAACCTGAAGCGTGTGATGGACATCATTCAGCTCTCTGAGTTCGGGGACATTGACGACGGCATAACCTTCGACTTTGAGCCGCTGTACGAAATGAGCGCTAAAGAGCGGGCGGAAATTCGCAAAGTAGACGCTGACACGGACGCTGTCTATGTGGCCGCCAGCGTGCTCTCTGGCAACGAAGTCCGCGAAAAAATCGCCGGTGACCCGGACTCGCCCTATCACTCTCTGGACCTGAATGATGACCTCGAAATCGAAGACGACTACGACGAAGAGGAAGAAACAGACCCTGACGATAAGGGCGGTTCATCCTAACGCTGGCGTCGAAGCATGGTACCGCCGACAGCTTGATAAGCAGGTGCAGGAAATGCAGGCATCTGTTGTCTACTGGCTGTCTGCAAACTATCGGGCCAGCGGCGCGGCTGTCGCCATGGATGCATCACCTGCAGTGATGATGCGTAATGCCATGCAGAAACTGGCTAAGCGCTGGACGCGGCGGTTTGATGACATGGCGCAAAAGCTGGCCGACAGGTTCGCTAACGACGCCATGAAAAACGCGGATGCGTCACTGGCCACAGCCTTCAAAGATGCGGGGTTTACTGTCGAGTTCAAGATGACCTCGCAGATGAATAACGCTCTTCAGGCGACCATCGCCGAGAATGTCGGCCTTATCCGATCCATCCCCGAGAAGTATTTCACCGAGGTGGAAGGGCTGGTTATGCGGTCGGTAGCGCGTGGGCGCGACCTGTCCTATCTCACCGATGAACTCCAGAAGCGATACGGGATTACCCGGCGGCGTGCGGCGTTCATTGCCCGAGATCAGAACAACAAGGCTACCTCAGTCGTTCAGTCTGCGCGACAGCAGGCGCTCGGAATTACCCAGGGAATATGGAAGCACTCCCATGCTGGCAAAGAGCCGCGACCATCCCACGTTAAAGCTGATGGAAAGGTGTTTGAGCTAAGCAAGGGAATGTATCTGGATGGTAAATGGGTGATGCCTGGAGAGGAAATCAATTGCCGTTGCACCTGGTCACCAGTAATACCAGGCCTATCGTAAATAATCAAAATCAATCAAGGTCGCTAAGGCGGCCTTTTTTTATTGCCATAAGCGGGGAAGTCTATGGACGAACTCGAATCCTACTCGCTAGCCGAGGATGAGGATAAGTGGATAACCATAAATGGTTCCCACGTCAAAATTGATGAAAATGGAGATGTTGTTGCTGGCGCTGAAGGGAAGATTAATAGTAATAAAAATGAAAAGAAATCAGCCGGGGAAAAACTATCAGCCAATGAAAAGTCAGCCATTTCCAGTTACTCAGGTGACAATTTCTTAAAAATAAACTCAGATCTTCGTAAAGGTAAAGATGAAGACCCTGATGTGGCACGCATTGACTCCGCCATTGGCAAGGGAAGTTTAGAAGGTGGAACGCTTTACCGAGGAATGAGCAGGGAGGACGCAAAAAAACTGTTCCCAGGCGGAGATATTAAAAAAGGAATGGTTGTTTCAGACCCTGCTTTTCTTTCCACATCTAAAGAAAAAAAGATCGCCGGTATGTTCAGCATCGGCGGTGTAATGCTCCAAATAGAAACAAATAAAGGTGACAAGGGGCTAGATGTTACTGGTCTTTCCAGCAACAAGCATGAAGATGAAACATTACTTCCACGCAATGCAAAAATGGAAGTGATTGGAGTGCATCCCCCAAAATCACCGGGGCAGCCGGTGACAATAAAGGTCAGATACATAAGCGAGGAAAAGAGACCCGCAATGGACGGGATTACGGAAAGCCTGGCATTTGACCGCGCCTCTGTGCGCACTATCGACGCAAATGGCCGCCTTCAGATTTCACGAACGAATATCAGCAAGGCAAACGTCAACGCCTACTACGGACGAGAGATACCAGGAAGCGAAGAACTTGGGCTCGAACCCAACAAGCTTTACCGGCTTTGGCGCCACCCGGACGAGCTCCGGAAAGCAGCCAAAACCTTCAATAACATCCCCGTGCTCAGCAAGCACATCCCCGATTTTCCCACCGACCCACCCAATGAATTTCGTGTTGGCGTGACGCACTCCAATGCGGAGTTTGACGGCACGTATCTCACGGTTGGTATGTCGATTTGGGATAACAGCGCGATTGCTGGAATTGAGAGCGGAGAGCAGCGAGAGCTATCTGCATCGTACAAGTACGTCGCAGACATGACCCCGGGTGTCACCCCTGACGGCGAGCCTTATGACGGCGTTATGCGTGACATTTTCGGAAACCACGAAGCGCTGGTCCCTGACGGCCGCGCAGGGCCAGATGTACTGGTCGCAGATTCATTACCACCGGAGCTTAATCACATGCGTAAACATAAGGTAGCGGCGATCCGCGCCACCCTTAAGCCACTTCTGGCGCAGGATGCAGATCTGGAGGCAGAAGTCCGCAAAGCTCTTCTGGCTCTTGATGAAGCCGAAAAGGAAGACGAAAAAGAAAACAAACCCGCCGACGACGAAGACGACGACGAGAAGGATAAGAAAAAAACGGCGGACGATGAGGACGACGAAGAAGACAAGGACAAGAAGAAAACCGCCGAAAAGGAAGACGATGAAGAAGACGGCAAAGTCTCCAAAACGGCGATGGACTCTGCGATTCGTCTGGCAGCCGACAGCGCAACTAAAAAGGCTGCGGAAAACTTCCGGAAAATCCGTGAAGCAGAGCAGGTTGTCCGCCCGCTGATCGGCGACGTCGTTGCCATGGACTCAGCCGAAGATGTCTATCGCACCGCGCTTGAACAGAGCGGCGTGGATATCGCCGGCGTTCACCCGTCCGCTTATCCGGCGATGGTCAAAATGGCGATCAGCCAGAAAGAAAATTCACGCCCTGTCATTGCGCAGGATTCCGCTTCCGTCAGTGAGTTCGAAAAAGCATTCCCGACCGCTGGCAAACTGAAACGAGGTTAACATGGCAGGTTTTCAGACACGAATTAACCAGTATCCGGCCCCCGGCGTCGAAGGGGCATTTGCTGGCACCAACCCTCACGCGACCTATCAGGCTGGCGAGGGCGCTCTGGTTGCTGGCGAGGACGGCCTGACTGTTGGCCGCTTCGCCTGGGATGTTGACGGTGTGGCTTCCAATGCCGGTAGCGGTGTTCCGTCTGGCTTTGTCCATCGTGATGGTCAGGCCTCGATCACCGTTTGGCTGGGTCAGGCATCCATGCTTATCCAGCCCGGCCGCGAAATCACCCTGATGGTTGCCGGTGACTTCTGGGCCAAAACGTCAACCGCTGCCACCCGCGGGCAGAAGGTTTTTGCATCCCTGACCACCGGTGAGGTGCAAGTCGCCGCAGCCGGCGCAACCGTGGCCGGTTTTATCGAGACCGCATTCTATGCCGCAAGCGATTGTGACGCTGGCGAGCTGGTCAAAATCAGCACCTGGAGCAAGTAATGAACGAATTTCAGCGACACTACGCCGCAGCCAGCGGGAAATATGGCATTGTGCTGCCCGGCGCGAAGGACTACCTGAAACCGGAGTTTGCGGAGAATTTCGCGCTGGCGATGGATGCCCAGCCGCAAATGGTTACTGCGAATAACGCCGGTATCCCGGCCTACTTCACGAACTACGTCGATCCGGAACTTATCCGCGTTCTCGTAACGCCGATGAAGGCCGCAGAGATTATCGGTGAAGTGAAAAAAGGCGACTGGACGACGCTGACCTCGCAGTTCCCGATCGTCGAGTCGACTGGTGAAACCAGCGCTTACGGCGACTTCAACAACAACGGCATGACGTCCGCCAACGTCAACTGGGTGCCGCGCCAGTCATTCCATTATCAGACTCACACCCGCTGGGGCGAGCGCGAGCTGGACATGTACGGCGCCGGGCGTATCGGCTATGCCGCCGAGCTCAACGTGGCCTCTGCACTTGTACTGAACAAGTTCCAGAACAAGTCCTACTTCTACGGCATCGCCGGGCTGGAAAACTACGGTCTGCTCAATGATCCGTCGCTGAGCGCTCCGGTGACTCCGGCGGCGACTGGTTCCGGCGGTGGCGTTACCTGGGCAACGAAAGACGGGCAGGCTGTATATGACGACATTTCCGGTCGCCTCTATAAGCAGCTGGTCTCTCAGACCAAAGGCCTCGTAGAGCGTACCGATCGCATGGTGCTCGGCATGTCGCCGGAAATGGAAGTCAACCTGACCAAGACGAACCAGTACAACGTGAACGTCACCGATCAGCTGAAGAAAAACTTCCCGAACATGCGTATCGAAACCGCTGTTGAATACAGCACCGACGCGGGCGAGCTTGTGCAGCTGATTGTTGAGCGTCTGGGTGAGCAGGACACCGCTTACGCAGCATTCACCGAGAAGATGCGCGCTCACGCTGTCGTGGTGGAAGAGTCTTCCTGGCGGCAGAAAAAATCCGGTGGCACCTGGGGTGCAATCATTCGTCAACCGCTGGGCATTGCCAGCATGATCGGGGTGTAACATGGCCGAAACAGTAACTGTAGGATGCAAATTGCCGAACGGCCTGATCCTGGAGCAGGGCGGGTACAAAGTGGAGCTTAACGGCTCCAACTCCTCTCTCGTTTTCGGCGGCTACGGCCTGACCGAAACGTGGACAAGGAAGCGTTTGAAGCATGGATGGCAGTACATGCTGATCAGCCATACGTTCGCAAAGAGCTGGTGTTTGCCCAGGCGAAAACCAACAGCGCCCAGGCGAAAGCGAATGAAAACGCCTCGGAGAAAACTGGTCTGGAAGGTCTGGATCAGAACAACCCGGCCCCGGGCATTGAGAAGGCGGACAAAAAATAATGGCGATCGTTGTCTTTGATGTTGCCGCATTTCGTGAGCGTTATCCGGAGTTCGATGCCGTAAGTAATACGCTGCTTAATGCGTACTTCACGGAGGCAACGATTTACCTGAATAACACGGACAGCAGCCCGGTAAAAGATATCTCTATCCGGGCTCTTTTCCTGAACATGCTGGTTGCGCACATTGCGGCGCTAAATTCAGGCGTAAACGGCGAAAAGGCTTCTGGTCTGGTTGGCCGTGTGGCAAGCGCATCGGAGGGGTCAGTGTCAGTATCAGCTGACGCAGGCCCCTCAAGCGAAAGCTCCTGGTGGTATAAGCAGACTACTTACGGGTCAGCTTACTGGGAGGCCACAAAGCCTTACAGGACCGGTTTTTATGTCCCTGGCTCATCCCCTTCGATGTACCCTGGCCATTATAACCGTCGTTCATTCATCCGGAGGTAGCTATGGATGGAATGTCAGGCGGCGATAAGCTGATGGAGCACCTGCAGTCGATCGCAAAGGGGCTGTCCTCTGGCGATGATTTGAAGGTTGGTTTCCTTGAAGGGTCCAAATACCCCGACGGGACGCCGGTAGCACTTGTGGCAGCCACCAACGAATTTGGCGGTACGGTAAAAATCCCGGCGCATACCAGGGATTTGAACTTTTACGTTCGCCGTGACGGCGTTTCTCGCTTCGCTAAGCCATCAAAGGCCAATTTCGCGCAGTCAGTAATGATACCCGAGCATATCGTTACGATCCCATCCCGACCGTACTTCAGGAAGACCATTTCTGAACATGGTCCGGAGTGGGGCGGAGAGCTCGGGAAACTCATGAAGGCAAACGATTTTGACGCCAGCAAAAGCCTGGCGCTGATGGGGGAGCGGATCAAGGGGCAGATTCAGTCGTCAATCATCGCCTTTTCTGAACCGCCGAACGCAAAAAGCACGGTCGACAAAAAAGGGTTTAATGACCCGTTAATCGACTCGGCCCACATGCTGAACTCGGTCGACTACGAGGTGAAAGAGTGAATCTTCATTCCATAGTGCGAAGCGCCATTAGCGCGGTTAATCCTCGCGTCGAGGCGCAGATTTACCGCTCGATCGGCCCAACCAAAAATCCGGATTACTCGACCTCTCCGGGTTTCGATCCGCCAGTGACGATGATGGTGCAAAAGCAGGCGCTGAGTCAGGCTGATATCAGGCACATGGATAACATGAATATCCAGGGTGTGCTGGTCAGTATCTGGACGGATGGCAACTGGTGCGGGATTAACAGGGATCGGCAGCAGGGCGGCGATAAGTTCGTTATCGGCAATGAAACGTGGCTGGTTGTGGATGTGCCTGAAATCTGGCCGGACTGGACGAGGGTTATCGCATGTCAACAATTGACGTAGGCCTGCAGGTCACTGAAAGCGATCTGTTTAAGGCGACTGGCGATTTCCTTTCTGCCCTGTTTCCGGACGCAGAGATCACGCAGACTCAGCAAAATCAGACCCCCATGCCGAAAGGCGGCTTCATTACTATGACGCCGCTTTTTCTGACTGACCTCTCAACCAGTGCTGTCAATTACGAGTATGACGGCGTTAGCGATTACGGGAGGGCAGAACTTCGCCGCGTTGATGAATGGCAATGTCAGCTCGATTTCTACGGAGATCAGGCGCAAAACAATGCCACCATCTTTTCGCGCATTGCCCGCTCCGAATTCGCATGCACCTGGTTCAGGGAAAACGCGAATGTCCTGGTACCGCTTTATTCCGGCCCCCCGCGGCAAACATCGATGATCAACGGCGAGAAGCAGTGGGAATCCCGCTGGACGCTTGAATTCCACGCAAACCCGCTGATTGTCGTCAGCGTTCCTCAGCAGTTTATGACAGGCGCAGATGTGATATCGCAGCCGGTCGACGTGAGATTTCCTCCGGAGAAATAATAAATGGCAATTTCGCTATCAAAAATCGCCCAGATGCTTCCCGGCGTACTGAAGGCGACAGGGACAGCTATTGATCTCAATGGCCTGTTCCTGACCGACAGCGCATACGCGCCGGTTGGTGCAGTACCCTCATTTTCCAGTGCGGATGAGGTAAAGGCGTACTTCGGCAGCGCGTCGATTGAGTACACCGCCGCGGTGCTGTATTTCGCCGCATTCAACGGTAAAACACAGATGCCTGGCAAGCTGTATTTTAGCCGATTCAATACCGCAGCAGTGGCGGCATTCCTTCGTTCCGGATCGCACGCCGCGACCACGCTGGCACAGCTCAAGTTGCTTTCGGGTACGCTGACTCTGACCGTTGACGGTACGGAGGAGACTTCTGCGGCTATCAACCTCAGCGGCGCCACCAGTTTTGATAACGCGGCAGAGCTGATTGAAACCGGCATTGGCTCCTCGGTTGTAGTGACCTGGGATAGCGTGCTGAAGAAATTCATCATCACCTCTGCCACCACAGGCGTGGATAGCACCATTACCTTTGCCGATGAAGGTACGCTGGCCACAGGTCTTAAACTGACCGAAGCGACCGGCGCGGTAATCTCTCAGGGTGCGGCGCCGGCAGTGGTTGACGATATCTTTACTGCCATTCTGGCCAAAGAGCAGGACTGGGTAACATTCTCCACGACGTTCGCTGTCACCAAAGACCAGGCTAATGCGTTTGCTCTCTGGACAAACAGCCAGAACCACCGCTTTTCCTATGTCCCATGGGACGCATCAGGAACGGCAATCGTGGCGGGCAGCTCGAATACACTGGTGTACGACATCATCAACACCTACGCCTATAACGACATCTGCCCGGTGTATGGTTACCCGAACCACGCAGCAAACGCGATGGGGTTTGTGGCCGCGCTGAACTTCACGCAGGCCAATGGGCGCTGTTCGCTGAATGGTCGTCAGGTGTCCGGCCTGCTGCCGATGATCAGTAACGATACTGATTACGAGGCGGCCAAGGCCAACGGTTATAACTTCTACGGCAACTATGCCTCGAATGCAGTCGAAACCAACCAGTGGGCGCCCGGCTCTATTACCGGTGATTACGCCTGGCTTGACGCATGGGCTGGTCAGGTATGGGTAAATGCTCAGCTTCAGGCGGCTCTTGTTGCGCTGTTCCAGCAGGCGAGCAATCTGCCGTACGCAACAGCCGGAAAAGCTCGCATTGAGTCGTGCATGAAGCCGACCATTGAGCAATTCAGGGCGTGGGGTGGCATGACGGCGGGCACCGATCTTGACCAGTCGCAGATCGACCAGATTAACGCCATCGCTGGCGTCGATGTTACGGATTCGCTTCTGGCTGAAGGGTATTACGTCTACATTGGCCCGTTCACCCCGGCAATGCGCGCCGCACGTACCAAGCCAACGGTTTACTTCTGGTACACCGACGGCGGGATCATCCAAGGTATCACCGTTAACAGCACGGAGGTGCAGTAATGGCCGGTCAAAATATTACGTCGGCAGACGCCATCATTGAGCTGGTAATCGCTGAGCTCTACCCGTCAGGGTTTAACCTGGAGCAGTTCGAAGCGCAAAACATCTTCGAAATGGGTGATACCGATATGGCAGAGTACCAGCGTACTGCTGACGGTAAACTGCTGGGCGGTTTTGTTTATGGTGATCTGCCGTGGACATTCCATCTGGCTGCATCCTCACCGTCGATTAAGTACATCGACAACTGGCAAACCACGCAGATGACCACGCGGTCTGTGCTGCGTGTCAATGGTACGGTGATCCTGCCGTCGCTGGGTAAAAAGTACATCATGACCAACGGCATCCTGCAGCGCGCGCGCCGTATGCCGTCTGCCGGCCGTGTGCTTCAGCCGGTAACTGGACTCATCCAGTGGGAAACTGTCACCCCGGCAGACTACTCAGCGTAAAAAAATCAGCCCGGATAAGTCCGGGCTTTTTTATACCAGAAATAAACCCCTGCGCGTCGCAGCGCATTTAACTCCCGAGTCTTTCAGAAAGCTGAGCCTGAGAAATGCCGTATAGGTGCGGACCTTCTCGGGGCGGCATTTCTGTGCGAACAGGCTCATCTTTCTAAAGGAAATACCGCAATGTCATACCCAACTGTTATTAACGGACTTGATTTCCGTGACCTCATTTTTGTTGCTGACAACGACCCGGTAACTGACTCGTTTATGGTGGCGAAGGCATTTGGGAAACGTCCTGACAACGTCATTCGTGATATCGAAAAGACTATTAAGGCATGCCCGGAAGAGTTCGATACAAAACTCAATTTTGAGGTTTGCTATAAAAACAATGAGTTGCAGAACGGAAAGCCGCAGAAGTTCTATCGACTCCGCAAAGATGGATTGATGCTTCTGGTTATGTCCTACACCAAAAAAGAGGCGATGCGTATTAAGATCGCCTACATCAACGCCTTCAACTGGATGTACGCGATGCTTCAGGTAGGGCGGCGCCAGTTTGAAGAAGAGCGTAACGCCGTCATGCTGGAGTTCCTGAAAGAGAAGGATGTCGCCAGTATGTCTGGTCGTCTGTTACGCCGGTGGGGGAAAGAGAAGAAGCCACAGCTACTTTCACGCATTGAGCAACTGGACAAGCAAGGTCAGTTGGCATTGCCCGGTTTTCCTGGTGCGCTTACCGAATCATGAAAACCACAAATTCGTGGTTTTTGAATGGCCCACTACGGTGGGATTTTTTATTGCCAGATAACTCATTCAGGAAACAAAAATGGCTCGTAAAAGCATCGTATTCACGGTTGAAGCAGATAACCGTGACAAGGGTAAGCAGTTCAAAATCACCGAAATGCCGGCAAGAAAGGCCGAAGAGTGGGCGATCCGCCTGGCGTGCGCCGTGATTGGCGCCGGCGTTACCGTTCCAGACAATATGATGATGGCCATCGGTGCTGCGGTGGCGCCGGCCCCAGCCGAGGATAACGCAGAAGCTCGCGAGCTGTACGAAAGCGTGATGGCCAGCGGTATGGCCGGACTCGCTCAGTGGGGTATCACTTCACTGGCTAAAGTTCCGTTCGCACAGTCAAAGCCTCTGCTTGATGAGTTGCTTGGCTGCGTGAAATTCCTCGGGGGTAACGGTATCGAAACAGCGCTTGTTGACGAAGGTCAGATCGAAGAAATCAGCACCTGGTCTCGCCTGAAAATCGAAGCCTTCAAACTCCATATCGCTTTTGTAGCAGCCACCGCAAGTTAGAAATCCCCTTATCCCTTCCTGAAGATTCAGATCGCGGCTTCATACAGTATGCGAATGTACCGCGCACTATTGCCGCGGTGATCTCCGGGAAGATGGCGACACTCCACGAGCTGGACACCGTATACAGCGTCCAGGATATGTGGTGGCTGATTGAAATAATGACCGTGGATAACACCAACAGAGCCATAGCAGCGGAGAGTGATCATGGCAGCAACGGTAATTGACGCCCTCCTGGTTACGCTGGGCCTTGATACTTCTCAGTTCCGAAAAGGCCAGCAGGAAGTCAGTGACGACCTGAAAAAGCAGCGCGAAGACGCCAAAAACACCGCCAAGGAAATGGCTGAGCAGGGCAAGAAAGCCGCTTCGTTCTTCAGCAGCATAAAGACGGAATTGCTGGCACTGACTGGCGTTACCGTCACTGCCGGCGGCCTGATAAGCTTTGTGAAAAGCACCACTTCCGGCCTGATGGATTTATCGATCCAGTCGAAAGCGCTGGGGCTGTCAGCCCGTGAGCTTGACGGCTGGTCGAAGTCAGCAGAGGCAGCAGGGAGTTCAGCTGAGAAGATAAGCGCTTCTCTGCAGGGGTTTCAGGGCGCCATACAGGGCGCCAGGGTCGGCGATTACAGTAGCTCTATTTTTGGTGGACTTGCGCAGTTAAATGCGCTGACGGGCCAGAATTTTGACGTGTGGGGACAGGACGCCAGCTCTCTAGCCAAAACATCCCTTGATGCGCTACGGAAAATCAGCGATCCAAACCTTCGCCGGCAGGTCGGGTTAAGTCTTGGATTTGATGATGCAACCTTGCAGCGTAATCAGGAAGGGAAATTCCTGCCTGACGTTGATCGCCTGACCAAAAGCTCCGGCATTACAGACGCCTCAACCAAAGGCGCAAAGGAATTTACAGCTGCATGGGCGGAGCTGGGCCAAAATCTCGACACGGTAAAAAACCAGATTTACGTGGGCTTGATACCAACCATTCGCGATCTGAATGGTCTCCTCATAGAGTGGTCGTCTGGTAACGCAAAATCCTCTTCATTCTTCAAAGAGCTGAAGCGGGACATTAACGACATTACTGGTATTGACCTTGGTAGCTGGACGCTATCAGGCGATCTGCGCAACCTCAAAGATAACTTTTCCATGCTCGGAAAAGTGCTAAACCACCTGGGTAACGCTTTAAACGAGCTCAATAACGGCAACTTCTCCAAGGCTGCCGATGAGTTTAAAAAGGCGTGGTACGGCACTGAAGACGGAAAGCCTACCGGTAATGATGCGCTGCCCGGAGTGACCAAGGCAGCCGAGCAGGCGCTGAAGAAAAACGGCGGCACACTGGATTTTAAACCTGATCAGGACTCTGCGTATCTAAGCCCGCAGCAGCAGGCAACGCAGAAAATGCTGGATGCAGTTAAGTTTCAGCCGCTTCCTGAACAGCGCAGGCAGCAGCAGGATGAGAGAGACTACTGGGAAAGCACCAAAAATCTCCTTTCAAAAATCGCTGACGCCCTGATCTCTCCGGCTGGCGCGGCAACAATGCAGCCAGATACCTCGGGATACCAGCCAAACGTCCCGCTTAACGCGCAGGCCGCTCGCCTTGGCGCCAAAGGAAAGGCATTTCTTCAGGCGATGGCTGGCGAATTCGGGGTGCTGGAAGGTAAATATGGACTCCCCGCCGGGCTGCTGTCTTCGGTGGCTGGCACTGAATCAGGTGGCGACCCGTTCGCAGTATCCCCCAAAGGGGCGAAAGGCCCATTCCAGTTTATGGATGGAACTGCCAGAGACTTGGGTTTGAAAGGGATGGACGTTTATGACCCCCACAAATCAGCTGATGCCGCTGCAAGATACCTGCGCTATCTGCTGGATGCTACTGGTGGCGATCTGGAAAAAGCTCTTGCCTCCTATAACTGGGGGCTCGGAAACGTCCAGAAGAAAGGCATGGATAACCTGCCGTCGGAAACTCGCAATTACGTCCCTAAAGTCATGGCCGGAATGCGTCCCGGCGCCGGGATGGCCGTAGACCGCGCGATGCCCGGGCAGTCCGGTGCGACTTATCAGTTTTATGGCACCAAAATCACCACCCAGGCCCAGAACGTGGAACAGCTTACCAGCGACATCAAAAAGCACGGCGACAACCGTGTCATGCTTTTGGCTGGCTACTCAGGACAATAACTCATGTCGTTTTCTCTGAATGTCTCGACAGTGCTATCCGCCATTCAGGGAGGAAGCCTGTTATCCGTCCTTAACAGCGCCCTGTCGCCAACTTACCGGATCACCTATAACACCGTTGACGAGTCGCGTTTGACGGCTGCAGCCGGGCAGGAGGTTTTCTCTCCTTCCGGCTGGGTTAGCGTTGATCGCTACGGAGATGCGTCGGTGACTAAGGGGCCGGTAGAAAAGGGCAGGTACACGTCCTACAACAAAGTGAAACAGCCGTCTGAACTCAGGATCATTTTTGCCCTTGAGGGGTGGACGGCTTTTTCCGGATCACTGCCTAACCTGACCAACTTCTCTCTGCTGAGCCGGAACAATTTCATTCAGAAACTGGATGAGATGAAAAACACGGCCAGCACCTACAACATCGAGACGCCGGACACGGTGTATTACAGCTACGATCTGACCCACTTCGATTATTTTGTGGGGTCATATCGCGGGCAGACGTTGTTGATGGCGAACTGCACTTTCGAGGAGATCATGGACGGCGGGGAGGTCATGCTTTCAAATGCTGTGATTGAAGGGCCGCCGACCAGCAACGCGAAAACCAACAATGGCGCCGCAGCATCAACGCAGGTGATCACCGGGGCAACGAAAGAGGTGACATTGAGCGATGTTAAGAATGCCTGGTCAAGTGCAGATACAACCTTATCAGACGCTCTCCAGACTACCGGGGCGGGGATTGTATCTAACGTTAACTCGGCGGCCGAGTCGGTCTCTAAGGCGTGGGACGGCTCTTCTACTGCGGTTTCTAAGCAGATAAAAAGCACCGTCTCCGACTTTCTGGAAAAGGTGATGTGACATGCAGGAAATTAGCTTATCACCGTCACTATCCCAAAAGGTTTATGTCACGCTTGGTGGCCAAAACTGCGCTATCAAGTTGCATCAGCGCTCTACCGGGTTTTACGCCGATCTGTATGTCGATGACAAGCCGATATTTCAGGGTGTTCTCTGCCTGAACTGCGTTTACCTGGTTCGGTATAAATATCTGGGGTTCAGTGGCGATCTGGTTTTCGTTGACTCAAAAGGTACAGCCGATCCCTATTACGACGAAATCGGCACCAGATTCAAGCTGTATTATGCGACGAGCAGTGAGGTCGGCAGATGAGTTACAAGGAGAGAGAGCTTACCGTATCGTTCACGCTGGCCAACGGTACGTTTGACGGTAGCATTGGTAATACGCTGACGGTTAAAGGCTTCAAATGTGAAGCTGCTATATCTGCCTTTGGCGGCGCTACAGGCACGATGTTGGAACTAAGCCTGTGGGGCCTGTCGCTGGAGAACATGGCCAAGCTGACGACCAACGCGCAAAAAATAATCGCCGCCGAGCAAAATGCTATCGTCGTTTATGCCGGAGACACCCGTGTTTTTTCCGGGTCAATAACATCAGCCAGGATTAACCTGAACCAGATGCCGGATGCGCCGATTGAGATAACCGCGGCGGCCGCCGGCAGGGAGCGCCTGATCCCATGTGAGCCCACATCCATTCGCGGCGATGCGGATGTGGCTGATATGATTCGCGCTCTTGCCTTTAAAGTTGGCCTGAAATTCATCAATGTCGACGTCAAAAGCACCGAGCGCAACCCGGTGTACAAAGGCAATGCGATAAAGCAGATCATTGAAATAGCAGCTGCGCATAAAATAACGGTAAATATTGATTTTGGCACGGTCACTATTTACACCGGAAAGAAACCCTCTGACTCTGTCGTTCCATATGTTTCTCCATCAACAGGGCTTATTGGGTATCCGATTTTTTATGACATGGGGATTAACTTTCGCTGCATTTTCTCTCCATCTCTGAAACTGAATACCAAAATCATCCTTGAGACTGACCTGCCGCACGCAAGCGGGGAATGGATTATTCAGGCAGGAACCACTCATTATCTTTCCTGTAAAGTTCCCGGTGGTCTGTGGGAAACGTTCGTTGTGGCCGCGCCTGGGTATCTTGTAAAAGGTGATGAAAATGCTAACTAACCAGACCCCTGAGAGCGTGTCATCGCAGGGTAACGCCATATTATCGCTGTTACATTCAGCGCTGAAAGGAATGACGTTTGTCGATATTGTTCTGGTTAGGGAGGTTGAAGGCGATGTGTTGACCGTTCTCCCCCTGGTTAATGATGTAGACGTTTCAGGCCGGGCCATTGCCAATCAGGACGTTTACCAGATCCCATACCTCAGACTTCAGGCGGGAAACAGCGCGGTAAAAATGGAGCCAAGGCCAGGAGACATTGGGCTGGTTGTGATCTGCGACAAGGACACTACGAACGTTAGGGAAACCAGAGCAGAGGGGCCCGCACCAACTCAGCGCCGCCATTCGTATTCCGATGCGATGTACATAACCGCAATAGCCAGCATGAATGGCGAGCCAACTGAATTTGCTGAATTTACCGGAAGTGGCATAAATATAAAGAGTCCAGGCATCGTTAACATCAATGGTTTGAAAATCCTTGCAAACGGCAAACTTCAGTTGGTTGATGGTTCTATCGTTGATGGACATGACCATGGCGGGGTAATATCAGGGGGAAGCCGAACCGATCCTCTGGCACCGGCATAAAGGGAATAAAAATGTCGTTCTTAGTCATAGCTGCTCTACTTGGATTAATTCCTGCCTTTATCGCTCAAAGTAAGGGTAGGTCATTCGGCGCGTGGTGGTTGTATGGATTCCTTCTTTTTATCGTTGCCATTATTCATGTTCTTTTCGTTACACCACGCAATACAGTAGGTACCGTTGCCAGTGACTCAACCGGCCCTATGCGAGATTGCCCATATTGTGCAGAGCCAGTGAAGTATCAGGCCACAAAATGCAAGCATTGTGGTAGTGAGATAGAGTCTATGCCGATCCCTGAGCCAAAATATAATGGAACCCAGATAGCCTGGAGCAGAATTGCAATTTTGATTGGAGGCATTGTGTTGCTTGCTATCATTTCAGGAATCATAGGCAAATAAACCCGCTAAAAACTCAAAAATAAAAACCTCGCTTCGGCGGGGTTTTTTTATGGGCGAAATCCATGAAAACAATCTCTCTCAAACTCGATACCGATACCTGGGATCTTGTCCTTGATGAGCTGGGTAATATCGCCACGGTTGAAAATCCCTACGCCTGTGCTCAGGACGTAGCGACGGCATGCCTGGCCATACGCGGCGAGTGTATTTACGAAAAAGACACCGGCGTTAATTACAAAGAGCTTCTGAACGTCAAGGCCAGCACCGGCGCCATGGCGGCCGCGCTTCAGGTTGAAGCGTTGCGGATGAGCTATATCGCGCGCGCTGAGCCGACGCTGATTAACAACCGCGATACGCGCCGCACTACTGGCGTTATTGCGATCGTGGATACCAACGGCCTGGATTCCAGCGTCACCCTGTGAGGAAAAAATGACGACAATCTCTACGGCGGTACCGGCCGTGACCTTTTCCACCACTGGCCTTGATGTTCCGGATGAGGGAGACATTCTTGCCGGGCGTATAGCAGATATTGGTTCTGCATTCGGGACGGCGATGAGCACGAACCTCAAGACGCCGCAGGGGCAACTGGCTGTCACTGATACTGCAATCATCGCAGACAAGAACGATCAGCTTCTGGCTATCGTCAACAACATGAACCCGGACTTTTCCTCCGGCAGATTTCAGGATGGCATTGGCAGGATTTACTTCCTCGATCGTATTGCTGCTGCGGGTACGGTTGTAACGGCCACATGCTCCGGCGTACCGGGAACGGTTATTCCGGCACAGTCCTATGCAACCGACGATAACGGTTATATGTACGTGTCCCTGGCGGCCGGAACGATTGGCGCAGACGGGACGGTAAAAATTGAGTTCCAGAACCTGACTACCGGTCCGATAGCTTGTCCCATCGGTACCCTGACAAACATCTATGTCGCGGTAAGTGGCTGGTCGAGTATCACCAACGAGACCGCGGGTGTGCCGGGCTCGAATGTTGAAGGTCGATCTGCATTTGAGTATCGCCGTCGCCAGTCAGTGGCACGTAACGCCTTTAACACAGCAGCGGCTGTGCGGGCTGCCGTCCTGGAAGTCGACGGGGTGCTTGATGTTTATGTGATCGACAACAAAGAGCCCACTTCCGTCGAGAAAGGCTCCACGAATTACACGCTGCTGGCCAGCTCGATTTATATCGGGGTTTATGGCGGGGCAGTGGCTGACATTGCAGCGGCCATCAATAAAAAACTTCCCCCAGGTACCGTTATGAACGGTGACACCACCGGAACCGTGCAGGATACCGAAAATTATGACGCCCCTTATCCGGAGTACACCTACAGGTGGAAAACGCTGGACGCGGTGAGTGTTCATATCAAAGTGGAATACGAGGCAAATGATGGCCTTCCGTCAGATATCAACGCGCAGATCAGAACGGTCGTCCTGAACGCCTTTACCGGCGCAGATGGCGGCACCCGGGCGCGTGCCGGCGCGCGAATTTATGGCAGCCGCTATATCGGACCCACTCAGGCTCTTGATGCACAGAACATGAACGTTCTTTCGGTCCAGATCTCTCTGGACGGAACCACCTGGTCTAGTGCGCTGACTATGGGGATAGATCAGGAGCCGACTCTCGATGCGACAAACATCATAACGGAGGCGGTAAGTGAATAATGTCGACTGGACGATCTACGCGCAGTACGTGAACTCAACCAGCCTGCGGTCACTGATTGACACCTTTAACGCTTCTGTAGCGCCAGAGGACTGGATAGACACGTTCTATGACCTCGTATTCAACATCGAGACCTGCGGCGATTACGGGCTGATGTGCTGGGGTAAAATCGTTGATGTAGGCCGACTGTTAACGGTTACTCCGTCGGAGATTTTTTTGGATTCGGTGAAGCAACGAGCATGCCGGCTGAGCTCACCGACCCACAGCCATTCAACCAGGCACCTTTCTATACAGGGACTCAAGACACAAACACAGTCGTTCTTACCAACGACGCTTATCGAAAGCTAATCATGTGCAAAGCCATGGCAAATATCAGCGACTGCACTGTGCCAGTTATGAACCGCATGCTTATGTATATGTTTGGTGACAGTGGGCGCGCTTACGTCAGGGACGAGGGCGATCACGTAATGAGTTACGTTTTCGAGTTCGTTCTTTCCGATGTAGAGCTGGCAATAGTGCAAAGTTCAAATGCTCTTCCTTCCCCTCCAGGGGTAAAAGTACAGATAATTCAGGAGGTCTGAATTGAATAATTCAGCCATTCCGTCACGTTTGACGGTGGTTTTTTCTGTGAATGGTGAGAAGAACACCATTCCGACCAATTCAACATCGGATACGCTTGCAGAAGGGAATGCAGCGATGGATTCCGGTTTTCCACCGTTGACCAGGGTCGCTTTATCTGCAGGCGGAAAGCCACCAAAAGGACAGGACTTTAACGGCATTTTCAATGACGTCTACACCCGCCTTCAATGGTCTGCGGCAGGTATGGGTTATCCGTTCAATAATGACTTTAGCACAGCAATAGCCGGATACCCAAAAGGGGCAATAATTCCGGCGAGTAATTTCTCTGTAACATGGTTAAATACAATTGATGCTAATAATTCAGCACCTGAGAAAACAGATGCTACGTCTTCAGGATGGATACCATCCTGGGGATGTGGGGCTGCCACAGTTTCAATATCAACTGCCGATGTTAATGTTTCTCACCTGCAGGCTGCAAATCCGAGGATAATTCTTACTGGTGCGTTGACTGGAAATCGGGTTCTTTATCTACCACCTTGGATAAAGGACTGGACCATTGAGAATAATTGTACTGGATCTGCATACTATGTGCAGATAAGTACAAAGGCTGCGGGGAAAACGGTTAACAGCAAACCGGGAACGACAACCAAAATCCATTCTGATGGCACCAATATAACAAATGATGATGGATTCCTGAGAATTGATAATAACCTCTCAGAAATAGCAGGCGCAGGAAATGCTGCAAAGTCATCTGCAAGATCTAATCTTGGGCTTGGCACCTCCGCTGTCAGAGATATAGGTACGCAGGGCGATACTATTCCTCTCCTGTCCGGAGCAAATATCTGGTCATCTACTCAGTATATGGTCGGATCTGGTACTCCAGATTTAGGAGAGGTCAGGTCAGCCACAGGTCTTTACTACCCTTATGGCCTATCCGGGACGATGTGGGGTGAGGTCTACAGCGTTGATATTGTCAATGACCATTTCGAGTCACGCATCGTTGTGGTCAAAGATGGTGAAAGGAAATATTTCAGGTTTAAGGAAAATGGAGAGTTTACATCGGAAGGAGATATCAAAGCTGGGGGTGGTGTCTATGATCAGGGCAATCGAGTTTACAGCGTATCAAACAAACAGCCTCCAGAATATATTAATGAAGTCGGGGCTTACGCCTGGGCCTGGTATGACGGAGCGGCAAATTATAATGACACAGTTAGCGGAACCTTGCTATTTCCAGCGACGGGAGACGGCAATCACGCTTCGACAGCATTAAATGGGACATGGCGATGCATGGGAAAGACTGAAACAGTAAACGACCAGCACAGAACAACCCTTTGGCAGAAGATAAGCAATTAGCCGGAAACTCATAAATCCCTTCTCATATTAATTCCAGGATAAACCATGTCTATTTCAGATACCCAACAGGCTGCGCAGTTCTCTGCTGATGCCGCGGTTAGTGCTGCCGAAGCTAAACAGTACCTATTGGAAGCGCAGCAGGGATACCAGGACACAAGCGAAGCCGCGCAGGAAGCGAAAAATGCAGCTGAATCAGCTTCGTCATCGGAACAAAATGCAGCTACCTCAGAAGCTAATGCGTTACAGTCAGCTACAGAGGCTAGCGCAGCAAGGGACGAGGCTGTGGTTGCAGCATCAACCGCGTCAGAATTCGGCGACAATAAATTCACTTTCTACAAAACCTCAAGTGACCCTGATGGAACGATCGCGGGCCTGGCGGCTACAACCAATGGGCAGTCGTTTCGTGTAGCTCAGGGTGTAGATGGAACTGATGCTTTCATTACCTACCAGAACGACAATGGCGTGGCTGTGGCTCAAGCCGCACAGCCAGGGACAGCGGCTATAACCGGTACAATCCGCGAATTCCCTACGCTGGCGGCTGCGCAGGCTGATGCAGACGCAGGCAATATTTTAAATGGTGGCAAATGCTTTGCATTAAACTCATCAGATAACATTATTGCTGATGAATATGAAAATAATTCAGGAACATTAACGGCTACAGGAAGGAGAATAGCCAGCGGGAAATCAGTGGTTATCGGCTCTGTGGATTCGTGGGTTAATAACAACCTTTATCCCTTTGATTCATTGTCATCGCCGAATGAAAACTCGGTGTCGATGAATGTAGCTGCTGTAAGCACTATTGCGTACCGAGAGGCTTACTCTGCTTTATTATCTCCTGTTGCTGTAGGGGATATTATCACTGTCCGTTATAAATACAACGGAACCGGAGGCGCCCCAACCATTGGATTAAAAACATCGCTGAACGGCACATTTGTGAGTAATCAGCCAACGCTGACCTCTTCAAATGACTGGCAGGAAGTGCAGCTTACCGCTACCGCAGCTACAGCAACGCTCCTGGCTATCGGGGTTAATACAAGGCTTGCAACCACTGTTCAGTTATCGATTATCGCCTATGCATCGAAGAAGAATGCTATTACCACAGCAATTCTTAACTCACTGGATAGCATTTCCAGTTTAAATGGGAAGGTGCGTATTGGTTCTGTGGATTCGTGGGTTAATAATACCGGATATCCATTTTCCACATTTTCCCAGGTTAATAACAACCGCGTGAACTACGCTAATGCTTCAGGTGTATACTCTGAAATGTATGCCAACATTAACGTGGCATCCGGGGCAACAGTTGAGCTTAACTATGCACTGAATATAACTTCCGGCAGGCTTTTTGCGCGTCTGGCTAATGGTAGTACATGGACTGGTGACGAAGTGCAGTTATCCGGTGGAGGCGCACGACAGACGGTTAGCCTTGTCGCGTCGGCTGACACTAATCGACTTAAAATATACTCAAAAGCGGAGGTTTCCTCAGGGAGTATTTTTGCAGAAGTAAACTATGGGCAGAAAAATGCTCTGACAGAGCAGATCGACTCTCTATATTCTGCCATTGCTTCGGCCAATGCCATTTTGGCGATTCTATCTCAGGACTCCACTTTTGATACGCTGACAAAAAGCTCCTCATACACCTACACCATCACGGATGCTGGTTCCTCATACAAGCAGCTTCTGAACACAATCTCCACGGTAAGCGATGTCACCACCGTGAAGATGATGTACAAAATCACATCAGAAGACGCAGCGCTGAAAATCCAGAGTCGGAATGGTAGTTCATGGGGGGCTAACGAAAAGGCGCTAACCGCTGATGGGAAATACCACGAGGTAGACCTGGCAATCGCATCAGGACAGGTTTTCTCCGGGTGGGGCGTATATTCTGCGGCAAAATCAGGCGGGTACTCAGCCGATGTGACGATGATTCCTATTTCTGCCGATGGGGTATTTTTCACCCCGGCAACCGCTATCCTGTACGGGCTGATGGCCTCTTCTGCTTCGCTGGATAACCGTGTGACAGCCCTGGAAAGCGGGCAGGTAACAAACCAGAATACCGACGTCATCTTTCCCTCATACTTCTACGCAGTGGATGGTCGCCCGCAGCGCTTTTACGGAGCCAACATGGTCAGCGGCGACCGACCATGGCGTAACGGGGCGGACATCGTACTTTCCAGTCACGGCTACGAAGGCAAGCCTGTGCTGTTAAAAGACGTGGTTCCGGACGCGATGATCATGCCTTCTGAAATTAACGGGCCAACACTGAACATCAATGCGCGCGCTGATGGTTCGGGTAATGTGTTCCGGAAGAAGGCGGCGTTCACTAAACTTGCGGCCACTCAGACCGGGAACGTGAAAGTCGCTACGATAATGGACTCACTTGGTGAGCGATGTGTTCCGTGGCTGTACTTCGCCCTCAATGCCACGGGGGCCACCTATGTTGGGGCTGGTTCAAGGACCACTCGCGGCATGACCGATGACGGCGGCTATGTTCTGCCAAATACACCGGCTGCAGGCATCCCATTTGACGGTCGTGGGGGCTGGACGACGTTCGACTATATCGGGAAGACGCAGAAGACGAACTTCTCGCAGCCCTTCCTGCGAGATGCGGTAGCTGCCGATTTCGCCGCTTACCCTCAGTACTGTTACGACAAGGCCTATTCTGGCCAGAGCTATGCAGATAACCCTAATCTGGCGGGGTATCACATTTTTGATGTGACTGCGTGGATGGCTGCGTCAGGGGTGAGCGCCAGCGATAAACTGGTGGTGGTCATTCAGCTCGGATACAACGACCTCTACTACAGCTATACGCCTCAGCAGACCGTTGATGCACAGGAATTCATGATCGCCAAATTCAGGGAGAAAATAGCGAATTCCCGCTTCGTTATTTCTCATCAGGCATTTGGCTGGTCAGGAGTCAGTGCCCCGCAGAACTGGCCTGACTTTGCCAAATGGATAACGCAGAAGATCAGGAAGTTCGACAATCGCCTGAGCGAAAAAATAATAGTGGCGCCTGCATGGGCACAGCTGAGCTACAAATACGGGATGAACGAAACTATCACAGCAACCAGTGATACGGGTGTTCAGACTGTATCCTTACCTGATGACGTTCACCCCGGAGAGCTTGGGGGAGCGCAGTGGGGTGATGCTCTGGTTGCTCCTGTTCTTGCAGCATGGAACTGGTAAAGAAGGGTCTTGATCTGCTCTTGCTTTAAAACTACTGTATATAAAAACAGTGTTTATCGGAGGGCAGGTCATGCTTCGACAGTCAGACATCGCCGCGGCTTTCCGCGAGTCCATTTTGCGCAGTTCCAAGGGGTTCCAGTACCTTCACACCCGCGACTTCGTTACTGCGCTTCGCCGGCGCGGCATCCACTTATCCGAGGTGGAGGCTAACGCCTGGATCGCACGCGAGCAGTCGTATTTCGTCGACAAAACGGCAGAGCATAGTGAAAACCGCCTGTGGATGATGGCCAACATGGGGAGGGTTCTGTAATGGGCTTTCCATCACCCGCGACGGACTACACGGAGCAGCGATTAACGGTTAACTCGATCTGCAATGTCGGTCCAAATACGCTCGTCTTCGAGCAATCTGGCGGTTACGTTGTGCTGGATATATCCCTGAAGCCATCACAAGGTAGTCAGGTTCTGATCCAGCACGGCGGCGGGACGGAGCTTGCCACGCTGAGAGGAAAGTCGCTGATTACCGAAGATGGCGAAGCGATCGAGGGCGAAGCCCTGGACGATGTTACTGTCATCGGAGTCGTGACGTTTACTATCTGCGATGTTCGCCAGGACAACGCGGTTGTTTAGTTGCTGTCGATGAGTGGAAGTGCTCGTGGTTTCTGTGTCGTAGGTGTGGCGTGACAGGAATGCACGATAAAGACAGGGATGTATTCAAACGACACGAAACGACACAAAACCGGATGCGAACGCGGAAAACATGTGTGATTACAGTGTGTTATTTAACGCTCTACTTTCTTCTAAGCCGTAGGTCACAGGTTCGAATCCTGTAGGGCGTGCCATTTAATAATCAATCACTTATCAACTTCCTCCAGTCGCTGATTTTTCCTTGTGGGACATATTTGGGACATCTTCTGCAAAAATTTGCAAAAATTGAGTCAATTTGACGTGCGTGCTCAGTTAAATGGTTAGGTGCCAGGTGAGCATATCGACGGACCATTTCGATGATTCTAATGTCTTGTAGTATCTGTCGGACGATGGCCAGTCAGAGTACAGCATTACTGCTCTGTAATATCGAACAGAATGGTTAATGCTGGTTATAGCTGAGTGCAGAATAAGCGCTCTGCAGGAATGTGAAAATATGTTGCCGGTAACAGGCTAATAGTCATTATAGCTTTAGGTTCTGTCTGACTGGGTTAAATATCGCATTTTAAGCTGGCGTGAAGTACAGTTGTTATAGATCAATATTGAACACTATTTGAAAGCATACCCTCGATGTTCATCCACTGCCTGGAAAGATCCGAATGAACATCAAATTCGTCGCCATCTCCGTATTCGCTGTTGTTTGCGTCTTTGCATCAGATATTTCCATCGCCAAATCGAATTCCTTAAGCGATGATCAGGTCAGTCAAAGGATTATTGATGATTCTGTCGCATCCTACCCCGGTACTTGTGCCTGTCCCTTCAATACCGCCCGGAACGGCAGCTCGTGCGGTGGCCGCAGTGCCTGGAGCAAAGCTGGTGGGTACTCACCTATTTGCTACAAGAAAGAGGTAACAAAGGAGATGGTTAAGGCGTGGCGACAAGAGAATCAATGATAACGATCAATATCTGAACCAGGTGATTACTTACACTGGAATAGTAGTTTAAATAATATTAAATGATTATTTCGAATACTGCAGCCCATTTGCAGTAAGCACTGTTCTGGTAGAGGCGGCAGAGGCCACGGCGTATATCTTTTTACCTTGTGATATTTGAACCCAGCAAATCTATTTCCCCTGCCTGATAGACTTAGTGTCACCGTATCCTGTTACTAAGAGCACGGGGCTACCTACTCATAAGACACTTCCTCTTCTTACGAGGAAACCGGTTCAGCGTGTTGTGTGTGGAGACAGTACCCATCAACTCAAACTGATAACAAAAAGTTTAATTTTTTTCCCCGCCGCGCTGACTATAGTTAGGGCACTTTCACTTGCCCAATAAGGTCACGATTATGAAATTAGTTATCGCCTCCGTAATTTCTCTGCTCAGCTTCAGCGCGCTGGCGGCGCCAGAGGGGACGCTCAGCGTACACATTCTTAATCAGCAAACCGGGCTCCCTTCACCGGGGGTGCAGATTGAGCTGGATAAACAGCAGGGGGAGAGCTGGCAGCATATCGCCACCGGTAAAACGGATGCCGATGGGCGGATTAAATCGCTCTATCCGCAGGCGGAGAATATGGAGCCGGGGGTGTATAAAGTGACGTTTAAAACCGGTGACTATTTTAAAAGCCAAAATATGAATACGTTCTTCCCGGTGATTCCGGTTATTTTCAATGTCACAAAGCAAAATCAAAAACTGCATATCCCGCTGCTGCTCAGTCAGTACGGATACTCTACCTACCGCGGCAGCTGATGACCCAAGCCGCTATCCAGCCAACGCCTGCGCGGCTTCCGCAGGCGTCACGCTTTTCTCGCACCACGATGTCCATGCCTAACGCTCGGTCTCTTTCTCTTTAAAGTGTTTAACGGCTTCGTCGTACATCGCCAGCAGGCCGGAAATTTCGCCTTCATATTGCGGCACGCGCTGGGCGCGAACGAGCTCAATCAGCAGCGCATAGGCTGCTTCTTCCGGGGCCGCATGTGGATTGATCAGTCCAGACAT